AGGTCAATATCTTCTTCTTTGCTAACAGCGTGAGTTAGCGTAAGAGTATCGCCAGTTGCCCCTGTTAAGTCTTGCTTGGTAGGACGCTGGACAAAGCCTTCTGCTTGTTGATTACCTACATAACCCATTGGTTAAATCCCTTACGTTACTGGTGTACTGATTGCATCAACTACAGAAACCCAAACATCAGCAGAAGAAGCTGTGTCTGACTTTACATAAAGCCTGTCACCAGACTTAACGACAACTTTTGCACCGCCATCTAAAATTTGCAGCGCACCGCCAGCAGCAATAGGTGCATCTTTAACTAGATGAATGTCGTTAGTGCCATCGTTGATATAACATTCAATCGTGATGGCGTTAGCTGTTACGTTGGCAATGTGAATACCTACAATCGTATCTACACTATCAAAGTTAGCCCCATCAGGTATGTCAGCAGCTACCGTACCTACTGCGTTTAATGTGTATCTATGGAAATTCTGTGCCATTATTTACTCCTATAAGGCGATTGCCATTGCAATGCTAAATCCATTACTAGCAAAGCCTGTTGTGTCCTGAACAGCATCATTCCAATTAGCACCGTCATAAACACGAATTACATTGTTAGCTGTATTAAAATATAAATCACCAGCTTCTAAAGCCTGACTATCTGAAGGGTCAGCATCGTATGGGTCTTGCGTTGGGTCAGAAGAGTGCGCTCCAAGATATGTATTTTGAAAATCTTGTTGAACATACGATTGTGCTTTTTCTGCCCAATAACGTGCCGAGAAGTTAGAACCATCAACCGCAGTGGTAGACGCATAAGAACCACCGCCACCCAACGCCCACTGTTTAGCAGAGCCGCTAGTGTTTGCGGATAGTGAGCCAATGGCATATTCTTTAGCAGAGTATTCAGTACCATCTACTGTACCTGTAGTTTCTACCGCCCAATCTTTTGCAGGGCCAGCACCAGACGTATCTGTTACGCCAGTACCGCCAATAGACCAAGCCTTTGATGAATAGTCTGTGCTATCTACAATGCCGTTTGTTTTAACAGCCCAATCTTGTGCATTGCTCTCTGATGTTGCCGCATTAGTTTCGCTATCACCAGCATTAGTCTCAGATATTCCAGCATTTGTTTCGCTTGTAGCCGCATTAGCGGCTGATGTAGCCGCACTCACAGCGTCAACAATTAACTCAAAATGAGTAGTGTCTGTTAGCAAATCACCAATAGCTGAATCAGCAATACAAATGTAAATGTTGTTTAACTGTGCAGCAGTTGTTGATTTAATAATATCATGCTTAACATAAGCCGCAGTAGTCGTTGTTGCATCTGCTCCTTTGTAATCACCAATAGTAGTAGATACCGTAACAGCACCGTTAGCATCAAATGACAGAAACTTGTTAGCTCTAGTTGCTGATGAAGGTAGTGTAATAGAAGCAGCACTATCAGAGTCGGCTAGCTTCATTGTACGGCTAACTTTAGTTTCAATCTCTTGCTCAATAGCAATAATCTTGTCTAACTCTGTATTTAGTGATGAGATATTAAACGGACCTGATGTTGGAAAGTCAGTCGTTCTAGCTACAGGAATATCTCTGAGTATAGTAAAGGTATCAGTTCCAGCACTATAACTGTCACCAAGAGTGACATATCCACCAGAAAATCCATCATCTACAGCAGTTCCTGTAACAGAAAATGTACCAGTACCAGTTCCTCTTGATAACGTAGTGTCTACACCAGCCGCAGTCGTCACAATAACGTTGATGTCATCGAGGTCAAAGAATGGGAAATCAATCGTTAACTGCGTTGTGCTGGCAGTTACCGCTTGGGTGTACTGGACTCTAGCGTCATTATCTGCAATTTCTATAGTAGCCATACTTTATCTATTCCCTATTGCTAGTTTGCTGTCTATTCACATTACCACCAAAAGCCCCATCATATATCGGGTCTAAGTAAAACAAATTGCCACTTGGGAACACAAATCTCATATCTCTCATCGTGTCATCAGTAATGTTGTTGTTCAAAACATCGCCTATAACGCTGCTTGCATTAAGCATTGTGCTACCAGCAGGGCCAAAAACAGACCCAACTTTAGCACCAGCATGAACTGGATATTGCTGTTGCTCTGTTAACAATGGGCGCATTCCTATTTTATAGTCGCTAACCTTTTCAATTGCGTTGTTTACATCCATAAACCAACCCAAAACACCGCTTCTATCTATTGCATTCATAAGCTTTTGGTCAGCAGTTTCGTCACTTGTTATACCATATTGGCTTCTTTTTATTTCATTAACCATAGCAGCCAATCCAACAATCAAAAATGCACCTTGCCAAAATGCACCATCTTTTTCTTGCAAACCAGCAGTGAGCATACGAACCATAGCTCCCTGACCGTATGATTTAAACTGGGTCATAAGAGAACCAATTTCAGTAGATGTCCATAAAGCCCTGTCCCCAGCACCGGGAGTTATAATGGTACGTTCTACATTCTGATTTAAAGCATTTCTAAACTTTAGACGTTGAGCCATAGCTTCGTCAGACCAGCCATCGGTATTAGGAATCCATTCGTTCCCTTCTTTTTGACCGTTCTTACGAATCTCTTTTCTCATAATCCTATAGTCATTTTCACCTATACCATTCTTAAGAAGCTTTTCTTTTTCTGATTGAGAAAGAGACTTCCAGCCACCCTTTTTCATAATGCTTTCTGTCATTCTTAAGACGGTGACGTTACCAGCTATTTCTTTGATTGCCTGATTCCATATGTTCAAACCGTTCATCATAAAGAACATGCCAGTTGCGTCATTCAAACTACGCTCCACAGCAAAACGATTACCAAACAAATCACCAATATCTGACATAGCATGCGCTCTTAAGCCAAGAACAGCATCTACAGCAATAGCCGCTTTGTCTAATTCGCCCTTGTTCATTTGCTTGATAGTATATGCTTGCTGGTCAAACATAGACTTGAAGCCCTTATGATAGGTATTAGAAAAACCTTCAACCATAACAATCCTTGCTATGTCAGGAACAGAGCTAACCATAGCACTGCCCATTCCTACTAAAACATTGAAAGACTTCATTGTTCTAACAAAACGACTTGAGAATGCGTGTGGGTCTTTAGAAGCTCCATAAGTTCCACGCAGTCTGTCTCTTAGACCACGAATGTCCCTTATGTCTGCTTCTTTGGCCTTTGCTAATTCAGACCTTTTAGCGAAGTCTGATGTTTCTGATATTAGTCTGTCATACTCTCTAGCAATTTCATCTATCTGGTCAGACATATCAAAGCTTCCGTATCTTCTCGCAAGCTCAATATCCATTCCCATAGTCTTTACATGGTGCTTAATTAAGGTTTCTATATCTCTTTCAAGAAACTCTTCTATAAGTTCATCGGGTATCTCAAAGCTTCTTCTTTGCGCTCCAGATGCGTTTTTAATAAAGTCGAGAGAGTCATACCCACCTTCTAAATCAACAAATGGCTTTCTTCTTGTAACCGAATCAAGTATTTCAGCAGCCATTTTGTCTGCGTTAGATGCACTCTCACCTTTCTTAATCAAGTAAGTTCTTACTATATTTAAAAATCTTGGAGTGTTTTCTTCAATTTTATCTACCCTATAGACTCTAGGGACATAAGATTCAGCAGTGTTTATAAGAACTCCAGACTCTTGGATTCTTGCAAGCTCTCTTTCTATAGACTGAATTGCTTTTGCGTCTCCAGACTCTCTGGCTACTTTGAGTTCTTTTTCTAGTTGCTTGGTAAATAAACCTACTTGTTGAGCTTCTTCTTTAATAAAATTAAACACTGGTCTATATGCTTGAGCCGCTTCAGTAACAAATGATGAAGCAGAGTCACCAACCTTATCTATGTCACCCCTAGCCATTGCCATGCCTACACGTTGCCTAAACTCAACTTCTGTAAGAGTGTTGTCTGCTCTTCTAAATATATCGCCTGTTTGCATTTTTAACATTTCAACAGCACGACCAATATCGCTTTCTGGAACAGCCCTGTTTCTATATTTAAGATAAGCAGAATCAGAAACTCTTATAGACTCCAACAATTTTGGCAAATAAGTTGTTCTAAACGTAGCTTCGACAGATTGGTCCATTTCTATTCCAAAAGACCTAACCTTTTTCTGCATAACACCGCCAACATCAACCATGCCTACGGCTAAGTTTCTAACAAAAGCATTGTCACTATTAAGCATTCTATTAACTGGATTCCACCCTAGCTTTTCAACTCCAATGCCAGTTTCTTCTAAACCCTCTTGCTCCAACTGACGATACATAGTTGTTCTTACTGTTTCAGGATTAGCCCCTGCTCCAGCAGATTTTGGCAATCTTTCGTACCCTTCTCCAACAGCTTCATCTGATTGACGCATTTGAGCTAAATTTACAGCAGACATGTTTTTACCAAAAGCAACAGTCAAAGTACCGCCAAGTATAGAAGCGGCAGTTAATGCCATTGCACTATGGCTAGCATCTCTTGCTTCGTTTTGTGTTTCAATAATGCCTTGTTGCCCAGCAGTCATCATATATGTAAAAGCAGCACCACCAAAGAATCTTCTTACAGGGCCAGCTCTCATAATTCTTACTGGTGCTATTGGAGACATTATAGTTGGAGTGGCTAACGTAACACCAACACTAAGCAAACCGCCATAATTAGACTGGTCAAGAACATACATGTCTTGCCTGTCTTCTTGCATACGTCTGTATTTTTCCATGGCTTGCTCATGGCTACCTACATGCCTAAAGAAAAACAAGCCATCCTCTCCAACAAGACTCTTAAGCCTCTTGTCTTTAAATGGAGAATACCCAGGAACAGACCTCATTTTAGGGTCAATAGATGAATTTATCAGTCTGCCTAAAGCTGGACCTACATGATATTGGTCTATAGCCGCTTCAAAAGCTTGACCAAGAGTAGGGGTGTAAAGATGATAGTCAAAAGAGTTTTCGTCTAATTTGCTAGCTACTCTTTGACCAAATCTATCAGACTCAAAGCCATACATTCTATTGTGCAAATCACGATAGACATTGTTTTTAGGTATGCCCTTTTCTTCAATGAGCTTTTTTATTCTTAGCTCACTTTCCCTAGCTTGCTTTTGCTCTTTGGTAAGTTTGAAGGTTTTGGGTACTGTAAAGCTATCCTCAACACCTATTTGAGAAGGCTTAAATAAAGCATCAAAGCTACCCTCTTCAGGTAAAGGAACACCTTCAGCTTCTAATTTTTTTTTTAAAACCACCCCAGAAAGAAGGTTGGCTTCTTTATTCCTTCTGGTAGAGTACCTGTCTCCAAAGTCCTCTAAGTTAGCAACAGCATCTTCCCAAGAACCACTTGTTACTTGCTTCCAAAAGTTAGGTGTTCTGCTTTCTAAGTCTCCGTACTGGAAGGCAACAGATGCAACAACTGTTTGTTGCTCTGGAGAAAGCTCATCAAAATCACTGTTTGTAGCATTTTGCCACTTCTCTCTCAACTTGCTTAACTCTTTGGTTTTAGCAAAGTTATCTACTGTTATTGCTTGCTCTTCAGATAAATTTAAGTTCTTTGCTATCTTCTGTGCCTCAGCACCTTTAAAGCCAAGAAAAGGTTTTAATGCTTCTTTTAGGTCATCATCAAGACCTTCTAGGTCTGACTCTTGCCTTGCACCTAAATCAAACCCAGTTCCTATAGTAACCCCAGAAGAAGAAGCACCAGCATCAGGAACATATCCTGTTGTTTCAAAGCCTTCTAGTTCACGTATAAAATTCCAGTTTACTTTGCTCATTATTTAAATCCAAGGCTGAGTATAGTTTCTTT